TTCGCTGGCAAAGTTTCTCATGTTTTCCGCACTAACCATCGTGCCTGGAAATAGCGTCTTAAAGGCCGTGCCAAGAGCCACTGTGTCTGGCACTGTTCCATCCTGTAATATCCTTGCTTCGATTGTGGTAAGCTTCTTATTTTGAGCATGAATACTATAAAAGTTTAGTAGCGCCTGGTTCATTTTTTGTTTAATTTGACCTGCCTTTGCGCCACGAACAATACCGAGCGAGTTTTTCTCTGCTTCTATTATAGCTAACGCCTCTTTGGTTACACGCAATATCTGATTATAACCTTTCGTCACTCTTGGAATGAAGTTATCCCGATCCGAGTCTAGCGTATCTCCCGACGGCTCAAACATTATCTTTTCGGTTCCGTTAGGTAGAGGTACGACGTAAGGTCGTTTGGACGACTCTATATTTTCAAGCTTAGTCTGTAAGCTAGCAACGCTGTCTACAGTTTCCACCATCTTCTTCATGGCTTCGGCTGCCTCAACTGGGCCAACATCAATAGCTTGTCTTGCTCGCCGTCTTCCGATTCCTGTCGCTAAACCTTGAGCTGCGCCAGCCTTAATCCTTCCTTGGTTTTCAACATCCTTAACCTCTAGTCGGCCCTTCTGTTTTAGACCCTCAAGGCCAATAGCAGCAGCTTGTTTACGTTTCTCCTTGGCTACTTCTAGTTTAATTTCTGACACAGCGAGTTGGCGCTTCTCTTCTCGTTCTCTCTGCGCTTTAATTCCACTCATAAGTGTGGCGACACCACCGGAGCCAGCTTGAGCGCCAATAGCGCCACCACGATAACCGTCGACTCCAGCACCAATTAATGCAGGTAAAACCGCTAGTAAACTTGCTGCCAATGCCTGACCAGGCTCGACTGAGGTATCAGACTTTTGGGTCAGTGCGCCAAGACCTGCGACTTTTTCGTCGCTCGCTTCCTTGTCTATCTGCCTTTGTCTTTCCAGAAACTCAAGAGCTACGTTGCTCTTGGAAGGCTCTAAGGATAGATCCATTGGTACAGGATTAGTAGGCGTGAAGCTTTGCTTGAGCTGATCGAATACACCAGGAATACCCTCAGAGAACTGTTTTATTAAATCTATTTCGGCCACAGTTTAAACTCCTATTTACCGCCAAACATAATATTGCTGTTTGGATCTTGCTGTCCTGGCGCAAACCCAGTGTTGCCTGGCGTTGGTTTTTGTATCGGCTGTGTGTTAGGTGGTAAATTTCCTGGGTTCTGCAAGCTTCCTGGTTGCTGGAACTGAAACAGGTTCGAGAAGTCAGGTTGTGGCCTGTTAGCAAAATCTCTGGCTATATTTACGTTATCTTGAGCTAGCCTGAAGTTGCGGTTATCGTTTCGTCTGGACTGACCAAGATCGACTCCACCAAACCAGAGTCCAGCTCTACCAGCAGCTAAGCGCCTCATCTGCTCGTCATTTAGAAGCTGACGGTTTAGCTCATCGCCTCTAGCAAAAGTCGTAGCATCGCCAAAGTTTCGTAGTGCCTCTGCGCCTCTTTCGAACTCGTTTTGGGTCTGATCGCCTAAGAATTTAGACAGGTACTCCCTACGCTGGTTCTGGATATCTATGTTTTGGACCTGCAAATCCTGCTCCATTTGCTGTTGAGCGCGGAATCTCTCCCTAGCCAAGTCTCTAAACTGAGCGCCACCAGCAGCGCCACGTACCCCAGAAGCTCCCTGTAAGCTCGCTAGCGCTCGTCTCTGTGTAGCTAGGTCTCTGTCTAGCTCACGCTGAGAAGCCTCCCTTATGGCCGTCTGTTCGTCTGCCATGAGGCCACCAAGGCCACCTTGCATCTTATCTATGATGGCCTGTATGTCTTCAGGGCGTTGACCAGCTGTATTGGCCTGTTCTTCAAAGCGCTTTAAGAGACTGTTCATCTCATCGCTGCGGTTTTCGTCTACTAGACCACCGATAGCATCGACGTTCGGCAGGAACTTCTGGCCTAGAGCATCGCCTAACTTGGCATCCTTAGCGCCTCCCTTACCCAACCCCTTGCTGATAGCCTTATCACCAGCCTTACCGGAGAAGGTGCTAGGCTCTTTGGCACCAGGAAACTTGTTCTTATTGACCTTACCGCCACTGTCCTTGATCTTACCGATGATTTTATCGAGCTTTTTCTGGCTAAGATTGCCTTGGGCTAACTTGTCCTTAAGCTTCTTAATCTTCTTCTTGTTCTTCTTTTTTGCCATAATTAAGCCTTAGTTCTGTATGTTACGGTTAAACGAAACTCTGTTCCTGACGTTAGGTTCCAGTTGGCTGCGTCATATAAGCCGATGGCAATAGTGTCGATATTAGCCAAGGACCACCAGACGCACGACTTTGGATTACCCCCTTGGTCGGCATATCCACCACCACCGTTTAGCTCATCAGGGTGCATAGGCAGGGGAACAGTAAACCTAAGTTGTCTTCCAGGGCTGGCAGGAGGCGAAGACGAGGTAGTCCCCCCAGCTCTAATCCTCAACCTGACTTCATTTTTATTGACGTACTTATATTCGGCTAAATGTGTAGTAACACTAGTAAAAAGCATGTTTCCCGAAGCAGAGTAAGTAGGTGTCCAGGTCTTCCAGCTCCTATCCTCTGGTTCCCATAGGCCCGTCTCGCCATTAAAGTAGACCCCCCAACCGTCTTCAGGCTTGATAGAAGGATCCATTTTGAGGCGCTGGCGTATATTGTTGTTTAGCTCATCAGCCCAAGCCTTAAGGGTAGCTTCTGGTGTTCCTAGAACCTGTAGTCCTGAACCTCGCCTCGTGGCACTCTCGGAAGCTCTAGCCATCGTCTACTTCCTCGTTAAACGGAGTCACTACCTCGTACTCCCATCCTGTAAGTCTTACGGGCGTGTGTAAAGTGTTGTTTGAAAATTCTAGCTGTAAAGCCCTGGATTTATTAGACTTGAGCTTAGACCTGACTTCTCTGGTGCTACCAGCAGTAAACGTCTGTGTATAGCTGCTATGAGAGCTAGAGCTATCAAAATTGCGGTAGCTTTTTACAGTCAGAGTGAAATCAGTTGTGTTTAAACTCGGATCGATACTCCAGGTTTTCTGGTGAAGGAACTTCTTGTTAGTCGACGGCGCTCCCACATCTTCCCAGGTAGGTGACAGTTTAAACTCAATCGGCTGAACATCATCTGCATAGTCGTACTGATCGCCACGAGTAAGTTCGGTATAGGTTGCTGACTTTACAGCGCTAGCGCCTGTGGGAACAAAGCAGCTAAGCCAGACTAGTTTTTCTTCAAAAATCTCCATTCCCCCGTACCCGTTAATGTACTCAGGGAATACCCACTCAAACCAACTGCCGTTTTCATAGTCATAAACAAACCAGCGAGAGTTCTCGTTTGGATGCCTACCATCCGACACTAACGGATTGACTGTAGCGTCCACTGCTCCCTCTTCTGCTGGTACAAACAGAATCCATAACTTCCTAACATAGTCATTAACCGAAGTAGCTCTAGCTGCAACAAGTTTTGATTCGTTACTAGTCGAGATCGTAGTACCGTCTTCTTGGATGTATTTTTGACCCTTAAACTCGTTAGCCAGGACAGTCGGAAACTGGGGATCTATCACTCCATTGCTTTGCCGTTGTGGCCCTTGGTGTGAGAGCCAACATAACCCAACCTGTAGAGACTGTATGGAGTGATGCGAAGGACATCCTATACCGTCCTCTTGGATCTGTACGGTGAAGGTGTTATTGGCGAGATCGCCGAAAACAATCGCACGAGAGTTTTCTTTAAAAACAACCAGTGCGCCATTATCTATACCAAGCCCAGTAATCGGGCCTTTCGTAGTGAACTGTATATCAAAAGAGTTAGATGCTAACGGAAAGCCCTCAATATTATCAGGTTCAGAAAAGTAAACTGTATTTGGGTTATCCAAGTCACCAGACAGAATCGAAAGTCCTTGATGCGTAATGATAAATCTACATTTTGGCGGAGGGTCTGGATCTCTTACGGGCAAAATATACTTCGCTCCGAGTTCATCATCAGGAACACTATCAACGTATGTCTGTAGGGATGCAGTGATCATCCTAGTAGCAGTGGGCGTAAAAACCTCAACTGTAGCGAAGCCCCAAGGGATCTCTTCTACTAAGAACTTATCAACACCACCTGCCTTTGTGCGATAGATCCGTATCCTACCGTTAGTAGAAACCACACTCGGCCCTGCGCCCAGAGTTACAGGGTTCCCGTCCACCTCGATTTGGGCTGGTAATGCGCTAGAATCTGTAACCGTTCTTTCTACATAGGCCGAATCGACCTCATCATAAAAATAAACCTTCTCACCCACAGTTACTTGCAAGTTAGCTATACCGTCACAAACAATTGTATTGCTAGTTGTTGTGGTGGTAGCTAGACCACCTCCCAACAAAAACTGATCGCCTCCTGTATCAACTCGATAAGCCCTTGCTCCTGAAGCCCAGGCTGACAGTGAAGTGTCCAACTCTAAAGTAACAGTTGTGGCAGCATCTTGAATCGCCGTAATTACTCCTGACTCTGCACCAGAGCTTGTTAGTACACGCACTGTCTCGCCAACTTTTAACCCTTGAGTTTTGCCTTTATAGTCAGTCTTAGACAACACCAAGCTAGTCCCAGAACTAGCACCATTGGCCTTGCCTATAATGTCGAACAGCTCTGGGGAAAGCACGGAGATATCCCCATCCTCGCCAGAGAAGGTGATCTCAAAATCATCAGAAAGTGGCCCCTCAAAAATGTTCCCTCTATTGTCTTTTTGGGCATAAGCGAAAGCGTAAATGTAATCGCCAGTAAGTGTAGAGCTTCCAGTCGTTGCAACCACAGTGTTAGTTTCAAGCGGAGGCAATGGCAATCCAGCTCTAAAAACTCTGATACCATCATACTTTAATAGGTAGTCGTTAGGGGCAATATATAGCAGGTTTTGTGCAGTCTGCATGGTTGGATTTACGAAACCAGCAGCGTAAGGAGAATAGGCCGTGGGGGATGTAAACTGAGTTGGGTAAAAGATAAAAACTGTCTCTTCGTAGTAAACTTCTATGGTTGTGGAAGTTGAACTGATATCTAAGTCTATTTGTATTGGGACAGACCAGGCAGCAATAGAGGTGTCAGCAATTAAAGAAGCGTTCCACGTACACGTATAAGTGCCAGTGCCGTTTGCAACGTCAAGCCCGTTGATCTGATCTACTATCTGTTCTAGATCCTTTGCGGTACCGCCTGAGATGTCGTCTTGGGCAGTGCCGAATGTTTGAGGGAAGGTTCTGTTGGTATCAACGGACACTCCGTCTTCTTTTATGTCTAGCTCCCACACATTAGAAGAGTTTGGTTTAAACGTGAGAGTAACTGTTGAGGCCGTGCCACCTGCTGGATAGCCTATTTCAAGGTTGTCCTTAGAGAGCTTCGTCAAACTGCTGCCAACAGAACCGTAGCTTGGTCGATATAAAATTAATTGCTGAATGGTTGCGCCCGTATCTTTATCCAAGTAGGTGTAGTTTTTAATTCCCCTACCATCATTATTGTCATTAGATGCGGAAAGTGTTTTACACCCAGGCCGTTTGACAACATCAAAGTTTTCATCAATCAGCATGTTTTGCGCCGTGCCAGCGTAGCCCTGTGGGCGTGTTAGGTCGCTAAAGCCTTTATGTATGCCCAGAAAATTCTCAAAATTTCTAAGAATAGTTTTCTGTCCCATTAGCACATGATATCCCAATCACTAACAGGAAAGTCGAAAGTATCTTCGCTAGGGTCTGCAAAGCTATCTAGGATGGTAGACTCGATTTGTTGTAGCAACATCTCTTGCTTCTTAGAATCTTCAGAGCTGTCTAGCTCCATCATTCTAAGCGCTGCGTACTCAGACAGATAGCGATAGCAGTTACGAGGCAAGCCCGTTAGGCAAGTTGTATACGAGCCGATGGTTACATAATCACCAGCAGAGATAGTACCGCCAGTTAGTAGCTGACTAGCTGATAGCGTGATCGTTGGTGAAGAGTAACTAGCTACTGATAAGTTTTGATAAGTAGAAAGCCCGTTAGAATCGGTAACACAAATAGTATTACCACCTTTAGCACTAGTGAGCGTAGCCAACGCAGTGTCATCAAGAATATCATCAGCGGTTAAAGTGATAGTTGTATAGCTTGTGCCGTCATTAGCAGTTGAGGCTACAGTGCCTCTGCGTAAATCTAGGTTATCAAGCTCTCTGTAGTAACTAACCCGAATCTTACCTATTGTAGTTGTAGGTATAGGAGATAAGAGAATCTGGCCACTGCGCCTAATATAGTAGGCTGGGTGAGTGTTAGTGTAAGTACGCCGTTCCCTTAAAGTAGCAGGTCGAAGAGGGTAGTAGTCTTTAAGATTGCCAGTTGCGGAATACTCTACCAGTTTAAACCGATTGTTAATGAACACCTGATCAGGCACGTCGTAGGCTTCCTGATTACTAACAATAGGGATGATCTTCTCAGCTATAAACTCTTCTGGATAGTTGTTGATAATAAGCGACTGTAGATGGTCCTGGCCGTCATTAATCCATTCGACTATATCGTCGTCGGGGATACCTTCATCTGCGCCATTCTCTTTGTTATCAGAGACTTTTCTCGCTCTAGCGATTAGCTCATCAACATAAACTTCTGCGTTATTGCCCATTCAGCCCCCCTATACCCAACTTGTTTCTTATTGCTAAAAGCATCGCTCTTGCTGTTAAACTCGGTGTTTCCTCTGGGACTACCTCTGGAACGGGAGTAGGTGTCCCCTGTGGAATTGGCGCTGCTGCTATCTGCGGAGCAACGACAGGAGGAACTGGCGGAGGGGTTAGCATTTTCTGTTCTTCCTTTTTCTTATTGGCGAGAATGGTAGCTGCTGCTAATGCTAGGCCACGCACTTTCGAGTCTGGCTGTGGAGCCGTAACACTGTCCATGCTAGCTATTTGTGTTGGCTCTGTTTGGCCTGGCTTATTAAACCATACAGCCTCAAAACCCCTTCTTTTAGTTAGTCCATCTAGGACTTCTCCTGCCTGTTGGTTCCAGTCGGCAAAACTCTTTGTAGCACCCTCAAGATCCCCTCTATTGACTTGTTTAATTAACGTTGCAACGTGCCATTTGCCATTTTTTTTATACTTACCACCAGTGTTGTAATGCCAAGAGACTAATGCATCTAGTTGGTTTTGATTAACAGGAACTTCAAGGTGGCTTTTGAGCCAATCTTCAGATCTTTTTATATCGTGATCAAAATAGGCTTGAGCTTCGGCCTCGTTTTTTAATACATCTCCTTTCTTAACTGGGGTTCCATCAGGGTAAACAGTAGTACCCCACCCAATAGTCCACTTGTCTTTTGGAGTAGGAAGATAAGCCTTCATTTTAAGCTTCTCGAACTTCTTGATGTACTCCTTCATTTCCTCAGAAGTTGCCATTATTTCTTTTTCTTCAATGTAAGAACTAAAGCTTTAGCCTTAGACGAAGGCTTATCATCAGAATCCTCGTCTTTGCCCTTTTTGCCTTTTTTCATCATGGCCGAAGAAAAGCAGGACATACGTTTTGCTACACCGGATAACCCTTCCAAGGCTTCCATGATGATCACAGAGTCCTTGTGCATAGCTTCATAATCTTCATGTGACGGACTCATCTTAATGCTCCTGTTAAAACTTGAGCTAAATTTTGTAACGCTCGACTCTGACCAGCAGAGCCTTGGTTGCCAGCAGAAATAGCAGAGTTGTTAGCGCTGATAATATTAGAGGTGTTTTGAGAAGCTAAGGCTTGGGCTTGCTGCGCTGCCTGAAGTTTTTGTAGGGCTTGCTCCATCTGTAAGCGTTGCTGAACGATTTGGTTCTCGAAAGCTCTCTGTCTCTCGTCAGCCTCTCGTTGCTCACGCACCAACTCTTCCTGTCGTCTAGCTTGCTTATCTTGCGCCTTGGCACCGAGTAGACCAGAACCTAGCTGACCACCTGTAATTAGCGCAGCAGCTAAACCTGTCTCTGAAGAAAGCGCATCAAGAAGCCCCTTGCTTAACGTTTTCTCTGTCGCTTTATCTACTACTTTATCTACTGGAGGCGGAGTAGTTAGTGCTGTTGTTGGAGGTGCTAGCGAGCCAGGGGTAGTGCCAGAAGCTAGAGCGCTGCCAATCGGATCGTAGCCAGGAGCGCCAAACGTACCACCATCAACAGAAGTGCCAAGAGGACCAGTTGGGGCCACGGTCGATGCTGCAATATCTGCGATACCAGGACTAGCAGCCTGAAAGCCAGGGATACCAGCAGAGCCGAGGACTTGGCCGAGGTTCACACCACTAGCAGCAGCAGGGGCTAGAATTGCAGTAGCCAGGGCGTGAAGCTCTGGATCTTTAGCTATAGATACGGCTGGGTTCACACCAAAGTTTATGACCTCGTTCGGTATCTCCTTGGGAAACTTATCTAGGACTTCATCAAGCTCGTTAGGAAATATTTTGTCAGCAACACCCTTAACTGCGCTGGTTACTGATTTAAACGGATTGCCCATAAACATCCTTACGGTTTAAACGTGAAACTATTAATATAGATTCTAGCTCTATAGTTCGACGCTATTAGTTTAAACTGCGAAGCCCTATGTGTCAGCCTCTTCGTTAAAGACTATCAATATCTTACTAGAATCCTCTGGATCCTCTCCAAAATAACTCACATCCTGAAGCGTATACCCAGCAAACAGAGCTGGTGCTGCTGCTGCCAAGGCCACTAGCACCTCGGCCTTGGTAGCTCGTATGCGAACCTCTTTTAGTTTATCAGCCATATCATTTCCTTTTTTTAAGTTTCTGATGAAACGTAAATATATTCGCCGTCGGTCATAATCCCACTAATGACAGTGCCGCTAGGAGTCCAAAAGTTTTGGGCATCTCTAGTTTTCCCGTCAAACATGTCTTGAACAACTTCAGGAACACTAGCTCTTAAACGCCAAAAATAAAGCCCGTCATAGGCTATGTCTGTAAGTAGACCTGTTCCGTATCCCCCGACAGCGCTGTGATTTGCTAAAGTCTTACCGCTATAATCGTATTGTCGTAGCAGGTTCGAATTTGGTATGGTATTGTTTTGTAGTCGAAACCAGACTCTTGAGCCGTCATACTCAATCGCTCCAATCGAAAGTGATAAAGGTTGCTGGTCTGAGTTTACTAACGTCAACGTCCCACTCTCGTTCCATTCGTAATGTCGAAAGTGGTGCCGAGTAAAGCCAATTCCACCACCACTGACCGCCTCTTCCTCGACCGTGAAAACTGCGTTGCCGTCCCATTGCAGATCGCCACTCAACTTGTGGGAGTGATTGATGCAAACTCCTTTACCAGAGAAATCCTGGGTGGCGTAGTTGATTAGAGTCTTAATGGACTTAGTCGTCTTGCCATCCAAGCACCACTGTTGCAAAGATCTATTGCCAATCGATAAATAGTAACCACCACCCATGTAGCAAAGCGCAGCTTGTGGAGCGCCTGAGTAAGTATGGACTAGCTGGCCGTCTTTTTGATATTTGCGAAGAATTGCCATTTAGTTTCTTAGATAAATACCGCTATTAGTTAGTACAAACTCATTCCCACTCCCATTTGTTCCAGTACAAGTCACTCTGACTCTGATTAGCTGGCAAGCAATGGCGAAAGTCAAAGCTCTTTGCAGCCCACTCGCCGTGGCAGTATCTTCGTAGATCCAAGACGATAGCGGTCCAACCATCAGCTTGAAAAAGTTAGTCCCGTCATACGAACACTCAACTTCTATGACTATGTCCGTGGGAGTTCCGTTACTTTCAATATCAAGACAGACCGTTGCGTATCGATAGTTCCAACACTCAATGTTAGCGGATACGTCAGTTGTCGGACTGTCATCATAAGTCTGATCTAAGTCTGTTAGCGCAACATACTTGGAGTTGACCCCCTCAATTTGTTCGCCTCTTAAGTTCGTCGCAAGGTTAGCCCTATCGAGTTTTCCAACTTCGGAAGGCTTATCAGAGTGTTCGTCCGATGCGTCTGGTTCGTAGTCGTGTCCCCGTCCGCCGACCTTGACCGGATTGCCCGAATCAGCAGCGTCGTGGGCAACATTGCCTACAACTTGAGCATTTAAGTTCGAAGCCGTCGCCTGAGCGACATCGTTATTAGTTCCCAGATTAACTAACAGCCCGTTGGTAGAGTCGCCACTGGCCCTATCCCACGTCGCTCCGTCGTACCACTGCGGATAGGTTCCTATTTTGGTTATAGTTGGGTTTGCTGTGTTATCCGCTGCCAATGCGACTGTGGGAAGCTTGCCATTAAGAGTAGAGAGTGTCGTCTCGGTTGCAATGTTTGCCGAGTTACTTTGCACCTCCCAAGGAGAAGCCCCTTGGTTTGCAGTGACCGTTCCGTCTACGGTAATAGAGTTACCGCCATCCTGAATATTAACAGCCGAGGCTCCAGCAGCGTTGTCTATAGTTACATTATGACCGTCAGGAAGTTGATTCCCTGCAATAGTTCCCAGGTCGGTTATTATGGAATCTTGCTTTCCTTCAGTTGCAGGATCTATGGGAGTGGCCGAAGTGTTTTTTAGCCCAACCGGATCCGTTCCAAAAGACGAAACGATATTACCAGAAGCGTCAAGAATATGACTGTAAGAGGCTCCAAAGTTAGAACCTCTTTGGGTTATAATATCACCATCTGTTGACGTGACGGCAGCAGGGGTGTCGGCCCTAACTAGTTGTTTAACGCCACCTTCTGGATTCGCTGGTGCAGCAGCATCTTCGGTATATTCTGTACCACCACCTCCCCCACCAGAAGCGTTAGTTTGCACCTCTCCATCGGCATTAACCTTTGGAGCCATATACCTGCGAATTGAAAAAGTGTCGGCAACGCCAGGAGCTTCAGCTAGTTCTTGAGAAAGCGTGATAGAGTTCGTAGCTACTTCTTTAACAGTAGCGATATGGTATTGCAGATTGCCAGAAGTGATGACAATGAAATCTCCCGTTTGTGCTGAGTGAGACGTGGCTACGATAGTTTGGGCAGTAGACCCTGATTCAGCAGCATCAGTGCCAACTTCAAAAGCATACAAGAGTGGTAGTGTGTTTAAACCGTAGAGATACGGGCCAGCCCTGTTGACAGTAGAAGGTTCAACTACACTACGGTCTTCCTTCTTCTCGGATGGGTAACCAGTTATCATCCCCATTCATTAATCAACTTCTACATAAGTTAAGTGACCAACGGCTGCCGTATAAGTCGCAAGTTCTAGGTTAAGTAGTGCGTCAGAAGCCGTCTCAAACAAACCCCCAGGGCAGTAAGATGCGTTAATGGAAACTCCAGCTAATGGGGTCATTAGCCCACTTAAAGCCGTACCGCCTGCTCCAGACTCCCAGCGAAGTGACCCAGCAGTGCCAGTTACCGTTAGATTATAAGCAACGACTCGGATCTTCTTTCCAGTTACAGCAGCTACAATCGTGTTATCACCTGCGCCAGCAGCGATAGTAGCGTATTTAAACTGTGGACCTACTTCTATATCGCCTTGTTGAACCATATAATCCTCCTAGAAATCATCTGCGTCATCAGAGCCGATGACAATTATGTGACAATCATCTGCATCGCCTAAACTCCCTGAAGCATCAGCAGTCTCGATAGTACAAGCAGTAGCAGAAGAAGCAGAAACAGTTGCCCATGCATCAGTGCTATTACCGGAGCAAACCACAACGATAGGTTCACGTTTAAACGCATCAGTATAGGTCAGAGTAAAAACGCCAGTGCCATCATCAACAACAGTACCGTCGCCAACACCAGTAGTAACTGTGTCTTGGGTCGTAATGTGAAAGCCTAAGATTCTAGGCCGTCTCATTTGAGTCTGAATAGAGCTACCCATTCTCAAGCGATGCTCGTCCAGGGTATCCCAACCGATAGCAATGAAATTAAATGCTAGATCATCAGCAGAGTCCGACTCATCAAAAGTCAGGATGTTAATAGCTGAGGTCGTAGCAGACTCAACTCGACATACTGCGCCTTGGTCAGCGGTAACTGGCGAAGCCACAACTACGGGAGTAGAAGCGAAAGCCCTCTTACCGCCAGTGCCAGTTAAGACAATCGTATGATCGCCAGTACCGTTATCAGTAACAGAGAACTGATTACCACCGATTGTAACTGCGCCTAGAGCAGAGACTTGTCCTGCTATGATACGAGGCATACGCCTTGTACCCTTAACAGACTGCATGTGCCTTAAAGGACCACCATAAGTCTGAGCATCGGTAGAATCGTAACCGAGTATTAAAGCGTGGTGGGTTCCAACGTCAGAGCCAGTAGCCGTTACTGATATCGCTGAAGCCGTAGGGTCAGCAGTAAGATGAGTAGCAACACCGTCTGCGAGATCAGCACCAGGAGTTGCAATCACAACTGGAGCGCGAGCAAACGGTTGGGCTAAAGCTAGATCTAACTCTTCGTCGTTATCTGCGTTAGTAAATGTGCCTTCTTCAGCACCTACGCTAATTGTGTTGGCTGCGGAACCAGCAGTCGTGCCAGTGTAAGCGATAAGTCTAGGTCGTAAGTGGGGTGTCTTGATTGTGCGTAACATAAAAGCCTCCGGTATCTATCACGGGTAATGTAAACGGGGGCCGAAGCCCCCTTGTTACGTTGTGCTTAAGTTGCCCATCCAGCCCAGCAAGTGTCTGTCGCATCCCAAACAAAGAGAGCGTTTTCACCAGCAGCTATAACTACGGTAACTCCAGCACAGACATTCGAGGTTGCCTCGGCTGCCATAGTGGTAGTACCGCTAGCATCCTTATCAACAGAGATAAGAGCCAACTGGCCGTGAACAGCTCCAGCTTCCATAATCACACCAGTAATGGCACCAGCATTAGTAATGCGTTGCCAAAACTGAGTGGTATCAATAGTGCCAGAAGTAGCAACAGTTGTTGCAGCCGTACCAGCAGCAGGATTCGAGATAGGCACTCTCGCAGTTCCGCTAGCCATGTTCAGCACAAGCGTTCCCGAACCAGGCAGGTTTAACACCAAGTCGGCGTTGCTCTTAGAGCTAAGCATTGGTGTTCCTGTTAGGTCCAACGTTCCATTTGCTCCACTCAGTGCGTAAGCAACAAGCGGAACTCCAATTACTATCCCTGCCAAAAAGGTAAGAGATGTTTTTAGTATCTTATTCATAACAGCTCCTATTAAGTAGCAAGTCCAGTGATTACACCGTGGAATGGAGGTGCAATGTATGTTTCCATGTATCCACCGTACCGAGCCTCGTAAGAGTCTTCGTTAGTACGTAGAAATACTGTCCCATCATCGTCAAACCAACCGAAACCAGGGCGGTGAAATATCTCAATGAAGTTATCATTAAGAACATACACCCTGTCATCCTCACAGAATCTCTCTGGGAAGATACCGATTGGTCCTTGAGAACTCATGAACTCGACTCCCTCAAAAGAGACTTTCCCTTTCAAGTTCTTAGCCCGTGGGTCAAGAGAGTATCGTTTTTGGTCTTCAAGTTGGTTCAGGATCTTCTCGTACTGAAGGTACGAAGTAAGGATCATGTTTGGAGTTTTACCAGAACGTTTCTCAACGTTAAGCATGGTCTTGTTCAGCAAGTCTGGAGTAATACCAGCACTAGCAGCAGCTAGCTGATAAGACTGCCATCGACGAGCAATAGCTACACCATACTTAGATCCAGTAGTTGCATCTAACACGCCCTTGAGTCCTTCAGGATCGTTATCCTTAGAACCCTGCATGTAGATCACTTCTGTATCGGCAGGAGTGTGTGTCGCACCAGATTGAGCAACAAGGCTTATAACCCTGGTATCTGCATCAACAGCAGAAACTTCAAAAAGGTCAGTAGAGGTGTCAACGTTTACGAAGTCACGCTCCTCGAAGTTGGCCTCTTTCCAGGTAGCAGACGAAATCGTACACAAGTACGGATCGCCTGAAGTCCCTGTCCCAGTTACCGCAGCTCCGATTGTTCCAAGAGCGCCTGTACCGTCGCCAAATAGCGCACGAGACATGTTGCGGTTCCAAGACTCAACTGTCTTCTTAACAGTCTCTTTGGTGCCACGAACGAAAGAACCCTCGTCCGACATAGATGCCTTAACCGACTCTCTGTCATATCGTGTTACCGCATACATCTTCTTAGCAGTGAAGAATACGTCCTCATAGTTGGCGACGTTAGCTTCAGGCAAAGATCCAGATCCAACTCCACCTTGGAAAGACAGAGGAATCGGAAATTCCATCTTCTTACCAACGAAGTTGTAACTTTTCTTTACTCTACCAAGTAGTACGTTTGCGGAGTTATATGAGTTATCAGAAAGCTGGCCGTATTTGATTTTAAAGAGATTCGACGCTTCCGTCAGATCCCAATTGGCCTGCAAATTAGTAGCCATACAACCCTCCTGTGGGTAGTAAATAAAGCGTTAAAGGTTATAAAAGCTCGACTTAACGACTAGTAAACGTCGTCTAGGTCATCGAAGCTGAAGATATCTTCCTCTTCGGGCGCTTTTGGTGCCTTTGGCTTTGCTTTATCGGAGGATTGCTTTTTCGACTTAGTAGACTTCGCCTTCTTAGATGGTGAAGTGCGTCTTGAAGCGCTCTCTTGAGCTGGAGCCTCAGTATTATCAAACCCATCATCATCGACCTCATCGTCGTCTGAATCAGAGTCATCATCTTCTAAAAGTTCCTTAACAACATATTTTAAGTCACTCTCAGATAATCCATTGTTGGCAACATTAATTATCGTGTCAACAAACTCTTTGTCTTCAAGCAGTTCTGGGGCCAGCTCTTTAATGACCGACTGTGCTTTTGAGACATTAGAAAACTCAGTGTGAAACTTAGCTACGTAGTTCACAATCTCGGCGTGATTCAAGCGAGAGTCTATGGCGTTTTCTTTTAGTAAATACTCGTATGATTCTTTAAATTCGTTAGGGGCAATGCCTTTCTCGTTTAAGACTTTACCAATATAGCCTTCTAGTTGTTGTTGGTATTGCTGGGACTGTTGCTGGTTTTTCTGCTTTTCTATTTCTCGCTTTTCATAAGCCAGCTTCTTTTTCTCTAAGAACGTTTGCTGGGAGTCTTCGTCTAAAGCACCAAACTCTTCTGCTATACCAGCAGCCTCCTTGAGGTAGCTTTCTACAAACTCGCCTTCGTTTACGCCTGCCATCTGACAGAGAAATTCTAGCGCCTCGTAGGGCTTTCCAGACTTAGCCAGGTCAGCGAGCTTGGTTAAGTTCTGGTTTACTAAGGTCATATTGTCGTTGAACTTCTTCTCTTTGGCTCCTAGCTCTCCGAACCTACTGTTCCAAGCAGTTTTGCCTGCATACTCAGCTAGTAGGTCATCTAGGGTTACCTCTACCTCTTCGCCAGCTACTTTATGTTTAAACCGTGCATCGCTAGTTAGCTCTATCTCGTCATCACCCTGCATGGCTATGAGCTTTCGGACCTTTCGGACCTTATCCATCGCAGCCCTCTTTTCTTCTGGGGTTGAGGCGTTCTCAACGTCATCGACGGCATCTTGGGCTTGCTGCTCTAGGGTATCAACAACTTTCTCGGAAACTTGGATCTTACGACTGGCCTCTTCGGCGATCTCGTCGCTCTTAACCTCGTCGCTGGCCTCCATCATTGCGTCTAGGTCATCAAAAGATGCTCCCGAACCTGGTCCAACTGAAATTTTAGGCTCTGCGCCTACATCGGAGGGGGTACTCGAATCTGTTTCTGAGGCCATAAATAATATAATAAGCGGATTTTAGTTTAAACGGCAATACCTATTGCCCAGTACCTATATCTGCACATCTGGCGGAGCTGCCTGAAGCGGTGGTAAATCACCACCTGGAGGGGCTTCCCCAACAGGCACTTCCCCTTGAGGTAGTGGTTCTTCGCCTGGCAAGGCTCCTGCCAAGTCGCCCTGACCGCCTGGAGGTATACCTGGGTCTTGTGGCGGTGGCGCTATCTGAGGTTTTTGTACTAAAAAGGCAGGAAATCCAGCTAGTTGCTGCAACACTTGAGCAAACGCTGGGTTAGCTACGGCCTTTTCTTCCATCAGAATCTCAGTTTGAGCTATATGATCTAGAAGCGACTCCCTGATAGGATCTGGAACGTTTTCCTTAAAATAACGGGTCTGAATAGGGATCATGTGGGTAGTCCAGTGAACCACTAAATCCTCAAACGGCTCTGGCTCGCCCACTTCTTTACCAGACAGAATATCCTCATTTTCTGACTCAGCAGATCGTAGGGCTGCCGTGGTGATGTCGTAAAACTTATCCACCTGGCCAAATTCAAGCATATCAGCCATCTGCTCCCTGGTTAAAAGACCTGGAATTTCTCTATTTAATTCAATAATTTGCGAGATTCTGCCAGCAAATGACTCGCTGAAAGCTGTAGTGTTCTGGATTTGTACGTCAAATGGGCCAGATAGCTTGGTCCCTCGCAGATCTTGTATCTGATATTGGTTATTTTTACCCAAAATACGAATTAAACGACCGTCATCTTCCTTCGTGTAGTCACTAAAGACACCTAAAGCCTTACGGGTAACTCGTTTGATGAAGTTATTGTGCTTGGTAATATGAGTATTTCTGCCCTTTCGCTCCTGTTCTTCTAGGAACTGCAAGGCTATACCAGCCCTAATCCCTGGAGGCGGTGTCCCACGAGACACCCCATGCTCTCCAGAGATTTGCTGAAGCTCCTGAAGCACTTTGTCTCTAAATGCGTAAGCCTCTGACGGATTAGCAGCGAAATTCACGATCTGAGGGGCAGTTGGACCTCTGTAAGTCACTACGGTAGCCCTATTCGTCATGCTTTCTATCTTAGCTGCGCCTTCAGGCATCAGGATTTTAGGGTGCGCCACAAGAAAAAGGTTACGACTAATCAGGCTAGTAGTTTTGTTGTACTGGTGCTGAATTGGTCGAAGAATATTGTACCAGCTCTGGCCATGTAGTCTCGCTGGGGCATCGATATCAGTTAGGCACTCAAAAGAAAAATCGTTGTGAGTATAAGGATAGACCTTGGTTCTCTCTACCACCTCATCGCTAACGATGCGGATAACAACCCCTTCCGGTATAAACTCACTAGGCTTTACCTGGACACGATACACTATGACTTCTTCTTCTCGCTTTTCGTCTTCGGCATCAGCAAAGCCATAAATCTTACAAGAATCGCTAGGCTTTAGGTTGGGCTTATTGAACTTCTTGCGAGCTTCTTCAATGTGAATAATCTCTTCTATATCAATAACATAGCTGACTTCTCGCCAGTGCCTCTTAGGTTCTGGGAAGACAAACCAAGGCTCTTTGATGCGGTAGCAAACATCTCCGATAGGATTACCCTTATCGTCTTTGTCGCCAATACTCTTATCCCAGCCAATATCTAAGTAAATCTCCCCAAAGACTCGCTTCCAGCGCTGGAGTCTCTGCATCAACTCTTCGAATTGGTTCTTCTGGTTAATGTACTTAACGACCATCTGCCCTAAATCAGCACTCACCTTGTCGCGGTGTTCATTGTTTGCAGGACCGACATAAACGTTCGGTTTAAACTGTGAGAGGTGACTTACATGCTGTTCGGTTAAGTCAGTAAGATGAGAGATAACAACAGGCATGATGCGCTTAGGTAGTACCACGTCTCGGTTGTTTGGAATCCGAAAAGTGTACTCCTGGGTCTGATCGAACCAGCCCATATACCAGCACAAGTTATTCTTGTACTCGGCGATGCGGTCCTTAGCCAACTCTTCTAGGATCGGCAACGTATTCCTAAACCACTTAATAGTCTTTTTGTCAGTTTTGTAAGCGTTCTCAAACCAAATAGGCTTTAGAGGCTCTTTGTTAGAAGCTGCAACATCACTATATTCGTTAAAAACATCGCCTTTAGTAGTCATGCGTCTTTCTTGGGAAGGTTATCTTTTTTATCTGGTAAAGGTGCATGTGCCATCATTGCAGGATCGAACTCAGTTAAGTCAACACCATCTATGCCAGCAGCCTCTTCAAACTGAGAGTTGAGAATGTCTTCTTCTAGTGAAACAGTGCGCTCTCCAATCGGATCCTCTCGGACTCCGCTATTAGGATCTAGCGTGTAAACGCTGTGAGTAGTCCTCTTCATTGACTCAACTTCAGCCTTAGCTTCAGTGGCCATATCTAGGGCTTTCTCTGCCAGAACTCGTGCGGTCTTAGCTTCGGCAATGTACTCGATGAGAGTCATGATCATCTCAGTCTTGCCGTCCTTACCAGGTTCCACTTTGGTCTTTTTCTTTTTCACATTATCCATACTTCTCCAGTATCTTCATCAAATATTGCACCTTGCTGATCTGCCATGCGAGTCCAGTCACTCTGCGTTGCCATATCATGAAAGTCTTTTCGGGTTAGTTTGTATCTTTCAAACTCTTTGTCTTCGCCTTCAGGATCAGTCTTGTTTAGCTGATAACAACTGTGCGAAAGCATATATCTAAAGCAATCAATTAAGTGATCGTCTTTCTTTGGAATCTTACCCTCATCGTCAGTCACGTAGTTTTGTATCTCTGACATTAAGTAGACGCAGTGACTAGCTATAAACAGCCCATGCTTTTGCCTCATCACATCTTTCATTAACGAAAGACCGTCTTCTTTTTTCTGAGTTTGTTTTTGTGTTGGTGTGAGGTTGCGACCATAGCGAGCTAGCACTTCAGTAGCGAACCAGGCAGCAGCGTTATCATAAACAAGTTGCCAGTCATCGGGTCTATCCCAATAACGATCCATAATCTTTTCAGCCTTACCCCACATTAAGTCTGTAGAGGTTCGCATACGATCTCTTTCGTACACTTCATCAAGAACAAAGACCTGCTTGGTGTAAGGATGTACGGCAATGAACAGCATACCAAAACAAGTGGTAGTACCTGGGTCGCAAATGCAGTACCAGTTCATTTTCTTTCTGTCTCGTTTGATAATCTCTTCGATGTCTCTAATAGGTCGGACATGCTTGTGCTGTGAGAACATAGGGAAGATCGCATTGACTCCACCTGGCACGTACTTGGCCATGTACTCACGAAGCCATACCGCACTTTCGCCGTTCTCATAGAGTTGGCGCTTCTTCTCTAGTAGGTCTTTTTTTAGTACGTAAGGATTAGCGGAAGTAGGAAATTCGAAGTAAGCAAACTCTTTGTTGCCTCTCTTAACTTCCCTTAAGACATTAGTTCGATATTTAGTATAGAAGCACTCTCTGTCTGGCGGTGTACCGATAATAACCAGTGGCGCTCGTTTAGTAAGAAAAGATGGTTCTATCGCTATATGAAACTCTTCCGAGAAGTCTTTAAATTCATCGTAGCTCATTAAGTCAGGAGTGATACCACGTAAAGCCTCGGCATTGTCTGCGCCGTCTAGTTTTATAAAGCTACCGTTTTTAAAGTTTACACGTAATTCACTTTTGTTAAACGCCCTGTCGCCATCAAGTAGTAGTTCTCTTGGGCCAAAGTTTTGTATACGTTTTGATGCCCAGAGAATTTCCGCAATCTGCTTTCGTTGTGGGCCAATGATGTAGCACTCGCTACCAGGAGAAGTTAAACATTTTCGCCAGTTAATATAAGCAACGATTTCGGTTTTGCCTAAGCGACGACCAGCCTGAATAAAGATCACACGACAGCTATCCTGAAACACAGCCCTTCCGATCTTGATCTGGGAAGGGTGCGGAAACCATCTGGAATGTAGAGCTAAGACAGCATTTTTATAATCACTAATGGATCTTAGTGACTGTACTATCTGCTCCCTTGCCTGTTCTCTTTTCGTAGTCATACATCGGGTCTAGCTTGTCTAGCTCACTAAATATCTCTCTAACCTTTTTCTCTACAGCTTTAGGTGTAAGATTTTGGCGCTGTATAATTTCAGTTGGTTTAGAACTATCAAGCCTGTTGATGCGATCTATGTTCGCTAATATATCAGAAGCAAACTTGGCTTCCTTCATGCTCAACTCTTCGTCTCTAGCGACCATGCGCTGCAACTGTTTTCGAAGAACCTCAACTGACAAACCACAAATAGCAGTGATGCCAGCTTTGTTCTTCTGAATAGCTTCTTTAATCATCTGCGCTTCAAGCTGTTTTCTAGTTGCATACCATCGGCCAGAACCAGACCAAGACTGAAGCTGCTTTTCAGGAACGCCCAAAACCTCTGAGATAAAAGAATACTTGCGGTACATAAAGTACAGCTCTTTAGCTTTTACTCTTGCGAGTGCGGGATCTCTTTGAAACAGTTTTGCGTTTGGCGGTAGACTTGGTTTTTGGGACATCTTTAACCTCCGGTTTTACTTCTTCCTTTACAATTTCTTTTTCTTTTATTGGTGTAACGACTGCTAAACATCTGTCAGGTTTTGTTGGGTTTTGGATCTGTTCGGCAACTTCCCATAGGTCATCAATGTCTAAGTGACCCAACCTGTCTCTCACGTATTTGATTTGCTTCTCGTTTAGGATTTGCATCACCACCTGTGCAGCAAACTCCTTTGCTAGCTCACGGCCATAGGACTGTTCATAGATCTTCAATAAGTCTCTGGTTAGTGCTGCGATCTCGTCTTTTGATTTTTGCGCCATTAAAAGATTCCTTTTATTTTCTTATCAGCCTTAAGACGACCATACCAAGCAACGATGGCGCTGACTAGAATAGCAGCAGCAGCCCAAAAATCTTTAGCTGCAAGTATCACTGCTGGATCAACGTTTTGAACTATGTTTACTAACCACCACAACGAGGTGCCTATGGCAGAAACAGATCCCCACATTCCCACGCTCTTATATGCTGGCTTTGTACTCTTTTTCATATTCATTTAGTCATCCTCCTAAACTCATTCCACAGGTAGCCAAACCAACTCTTTAAAGTATCAAGCTTCACTCTTATGAGCGTAACCCGAAACTCCACGCTACATACCAATCTGAAACTTAACGATATTCAACGCCTCTTTGCCTAAAAACATCCCAGACACTATCAGCAGCACCACCAAGAAAACCCTGACTGGCACGGCCTTGTTGTGAAGCTGAGTAAACAGCCCGATCTGAGATGTTAGGAGATCGATGGACTGGGTTAAGCCTGCAATCGAGGCTGACAGCTCATCTCTGAGATTGTGAACGTCATCTCTAATTCTATAGATACTATTTGCCACATCAGTATCAGCGCCGTTGGTCTGGCCTGGTTCAGCCATCAAGTCATCCAATAAAAA